GTTTATTCCAATAAATATTTGGAAAGACGGCGCATTCAACCTAATTTGATGCGTATAAAGCATGATGATAGACCTATGAGAGTGTCGGGAGGTCCTGACACAACAGTAGGGAACACTTTAGTGGCACTCGCTTCTTGGGTGGGTGCATTGGCTGTAGGACCTAGTGTCGAATTCTTTGCTAGTCTAGGTTTGAAGATAAAGTTAAATCCTTCAAAGTTGGAACACTTGATCTTCCTACGTGGGAGGTGGATCCATGTGGGAGCTGCATGGAGGTGGACACCTTGTTTAGGAAAGTTGGCAAAATTGGGTAAGACAAAAGGGTTAGAGTTTGGATGTAGTGATGATGAAAAATTGGATTTTATGTCACAACTGGCTATGTGTCATGAACAGTATATTTGGAATCCAATTTGGAAAGCTTTTTACGATACGTGGTATATTGAAGGCACGATATTATCCCAAGCCGTAGCTGAAAAGTACTCACATGCTGTAAAAGACAATACCGTCTTGAATTATTGTAGTGAGTTAGACTGTCTACAGGCTTTGTCAGATGCTTACTCAGTTAATTATATGGATATGGTACGTTTAAGAGATGGCATTAAGCTGTCAAAAATTACACGATTACTTGCGGCGGAGGGGTTTTCTAGAATGTATGAATTAGATTATGCCTAGGTGTGCCTCCACCGATAGGGGCAGGTTATAAGAGATGTCACAAGCATTGAAAGGAATCTTAGAAAGAAAATTGTCAGACGGCGTTTTTGGTGATACAACGACAGGTGCAGATTGGTGTGTTAAGGCCTTGCATCCGTCGGATCCTCTAACAGAAGTGAGAGGTATCCCAGATCAGAGTTCAGTGCCTACTGTGTGTATGAACTATCAATCAACTTTTACTTTGCGCACCACATCAACTAATACTTGGTCTTTTGACATGACAATGCTTCCTCATCCATATTATTTTGCCTTTTGGCAAGGCAATGACGGTGGGGTGTTTTGTCCAGAAAGTGGAGATACGTTAGAAGGCAATATGTGGAATACACAAATTATTCAGGGAGGTGGAATGCCTACTAGTGACCAACTGTTAAGTACATGGCTGGGCTTAGCACAACGGTGGCGTCTTGTTTATGCTGGAGTGACCGTCTATCAAGATGGTCCTGATCTGGCAAATCAAGGCACCATCGTGGTAGCTCAGACACCGTTAGTAGCACCAACAACTTATCTCGTGCACACCACTGGAGCGGTAAGTGAACAAACAGTCGGAGTAAAATATTATTCACAACCAATATTGGGGCCTAGTTTTTCTAGATCACAGAATATGCCCAACGCAATGCTAGGGAGATCTAGAGATGGCGCTTATGTGCCTTTGAAGTTGACAGAAACATGCCAAGATTGGTATGGTCCTGAAACTATAATAGGCGTCGTTTCTGGTGTCTCATCTACCGTTGGACAGTCAGTTACAGTAATAATCCCCACAACTTATACTCCCAATTATCCATTCCCAGCGGTGCATTCTACGACATACAATTTGGGCCCACCTGCATCCTTAGCAGGGGCTGCTGTCGTAGATTTGATTTCGAGTAATTGTGCTCAAATTTCTGCTAGAAATTTGTCACCACAAACGAGCTACACATTCTTCTTCAGATATGGTCTTGAATTACAGATGGCACCATCCTCTGCTTTAACACCACAATTGAAATTGAGCCCACCGTATGATCCTAAGGCGATGATTACTTATTTCATGTTGAACCGTGAGATGAAGGATGCTTATCCCGCCGATTATAACGACCTTGGCAAGATGTGGGATGTTATTAGCGGTGCTGTTAAGACGCTAGCACCAGCTTTGAACTTGGTAGTTCCAGGTCTCGGTCCTGTTGCTAGAAGTGTCACAGGTTTTGGTGACGCTATCCGGACG